TCACCACTGTGTGTTTTATACCTTTGTTTACTTCTTTGAGGACTTTTATCTTTGTGGATAGAGTTCCATCAAAGTTTGTGCGTTCATACTTTGCATTTCGCAATTCCATTGAACTACCTGTGCAGAGGCGCATTGCATTACCTAATATATCCGAGTCATTTACTATAGCCCGGTTGGAGAATGCTCTAAGCTTAGCTCTTGTATTGAAAGACCTTAAAACACCAGAATCATGCGCAGCAGCTTTGTTGCTCTATGTCAAAACCGAATTGCCTAAGGGCTCATCTTTTATTAAAGTTTTAATTAAGTATTTTGAAACCAAACCACTAGAATTGGAAACGCAATCCAGCGTATCCCTCTCTATGGAAGATATCAAGCGTAATTTTACTGCTTTTAGGAGAACAAAAATGTTCGCCTCTTTCTGGGAAATTTATAGTATTATGGTATCTCTGCAATTTCTTTCTAAGGACTTTCTGGGAGAAATGAAATTTAAAGACTTTAAGCTATTGAATGCTTCCGTGGTCCAGCGCACTTACACCTGCGAGGATTTATTTTCAGCTGCTTACGCGGCCACTGAGGTGGTTTTAGTTAAATTTAATGAATGGTATAAAACTGGTCAATTATCGGTTTTTTGCTATGATAAGGAGAATGTCAATCAATTTTATGACAATTATTCTAAGTTGTCTCATCTAGAACCCTTCATGTTAAATTCAACTTTGGATCTTACTGACCATACAATAGATTCGTACTATGAATTATTAGAAAGCACTCATGTTACTGCTAAGCGTCTCCATCTAATGACGACTAACGCCCTCGAGAAGCGTATGCTTTTTGGGTATATTATAAAGTTACAAGAATGGAAAGCTGCTTACACATCTGTGTCCTGTAGTGGGGCGTTGCGTGTGGCACCTTTTGTTATGTGTTTCCATGGAACCACCAGTGTTGGTAAAACATTCGTCTCAGACTTGATTAACTCTATTGTATTAAATACAAACGGCTTTGATGCAGACCCGCAAAAGAAAGCAGTGTACAATGAAAATGATCAGTACTTTGAAACGTGTAGAGGTGATACCCAGACCATTGTTTTCGATGATCTGATGAACACCAAGATAGAAATGCTAGAAACATCTCCCTTAGCACCTTTGATTAAATTCGCCAATAATACGGCCGAAATTGCGATTAAAGCTGCGCTAGAAGAGAAGGGAGGAGTACCCATCCGACCAAAGACTATTTACGCTACCACCAATGTAGAAGGATTGAACGCCACTCTTGTTTCGGCCGAACCACTAAGTATTATGCGCAGATTTCATTTCTATGCAACTATTAAGGTTAAGCCCCAATACGCCACAGATGCTCGTGCTGATTCTGCCAAGATCAAAGCATATACAGATACACTACCTCCAGAAGAGGTGATGCTAGCTGATATATACGATATTGATTTGAAAGAATGGTACGTGCGTGACAACTTGTCTTGTGGCGGCCGTCCCATGGCCCGTTTCTTTGAAGTGGAAGTACCTAATAAGGATGGCGATTTGGTTAAGATCTCATCTGAAGGATTGTCTATTTCTCAAGCTATTTACGTAGCCCAGGAGATGAGCAAGAAACACTTTGCCAAAGAGAACGACCTACTCCAACGAATGAACAAACAACACACGATTTTGCCTGTATGTAAGACATGTAGAAAACTGCAACAATATTGTGTGTGCAAGGACGTTATGATGGACCAAGAGATTGGGCAAGTTCGTACTTGGGTGAATAAGGTTAAAGAGCGCCATATTAACAATTTGCGAGCTTCTGATATTGCGCGCACAGTTGTCCGCCCGGGTTACACACTCGAGCACCTGGCATTTGAGTGGGAAATTGATATCATGACAGCATCGGCTTTATTTGCTAAATTGTCAGAGATCAAACGTACCGCTGTACATATGCCAGAAAAGGAGCGCTTCAATGCTGGCTTTTACTTGCAGTGTGTATCGACTTATGGTCTATTACCACCTGATGAACAAGCAATCGTAGATGAATGGAGTAAGGTCGTTATAGCCCATTTGAAAGAAGAACTAAATCAATACACGCCAGATTCTATGGTGATGTGGTTAGCTAGATTACCTATATTGCGCGAATTCCTGTATATTGAGTTAATGGTCATATCCAAAATTTGGGTTGAATTCGCAGCCTCTTTTAAGGTCTTTACCATGCTATTAACTATTGTTGCTGGTTCAGCTATTACCATGAGTTTTATGCCTATAGCATTGCCTGTGTTCGCGTTTAGTGGGCTAGCATTTTGGTATTTTGTACAAGCTCGTTGGAATATAGTAGGAGCTAGATATATTGAGATTAAAAACACCATAGAACTCAAATACTCCATTATGCACCGCATTGCTCGACATTCGCCAGGAGTAATGACCTCTTGGTTTGACGTGGCCGTATATGCCGGAGCCAGTGCGGTTCTCCTATTCTCTGTTGGAAAAATGTTACAAATGTTCTTTCGTGATTCCACTTTGGGTCAATCTGTATCTGAGGTAGCCCAAGAAGTAGTAGCCAAAACTATGGGAACCGAATTAGGAACTAATTTGTATCCAGATGTAGACATGGCCGTGAGGAAGGCCTTCACCCCAACCCAGTGGGCGGGTGTTGAATTACCTCAGAGCCAGGAATATTGTGGAGAGATTGATACTCGCACTACTACCGACGAGATGATGTTCAGAATTATAGAGAAAAATTTGGTTAGTGTGCGATTTATCAGAAAAGATGCGCCTACCGAAATTTGCAACGGTCTATTTGTGACTAGCAATATCTTAATGATTCCAAAACACGTAGTCATTGCTGAAGATCAACCTTTAGTTATACAGAGGCACGATAAGTTGTTGAATTCGGTTTTGACTACTAGGGTTTCCAACGCCATGCGATGGGAATCCCCTAGTACCGACTTGGCTTTTATTTCTGTGTTGGCATCAGGAGATTATAAGAATATCAGTAAATATTTTCCCGTGCAGCATTTTCCCACCACTCCTGCGCAAGTTTTGTACCGTACCCCTAATGGGAATGTAACGAAAACGTATACCAAGGCCTCACCAGAACCAGAAATTTGTGTTGCTGGTGTGAGCCCTTATGCGGGCCATACATACCACTTGGAATATGACACTTTCAAGGGGTTATGTGGCGCTCCGCTGATCTCGTTGGGTACGAATAAATGCTTAGTGGGTGTACACTTAGCAGGAAGAACACCTAAAGATACCTTTGGAGCTTGTTCTATTATCCTCCAAGATGAGGCGTTAATGGGCATACACTATTTACGCAATATTCCCTCTCTACAAAAATCCTTATCCGTAGAAGCGGGTGATGATATTAACTTTGAGACTACCGTAGCGGGGAATAAGGTCTTATCCAAGGGCGAAGTGCATTACAAATGTCCTACTAAACATCTGCCTTTATACACCGACATGGAAGATAGGCAAATAGAGGTGCTCGGATCTTGTTTTGAGGCCTCCACTTTTAGATCAGAAGTTCGTATGTCGTTGATATCGCATGATGTCGAGCGCATTATGGGTTGTCCCCAACTGTGGGGGCCTCCTAAGGCAGAGTTTGAAACCGAACCTTATTATAAAGCCCTAGCGGGATATAGTAGGGCTTCTCTTGGCCCGTCACCGAAAACCCTCGAAATGGCTATCATTGATTACACTACTCCATTATTGGAGGCTACTGCGGAATTTACTAGACATGTTCCTATGGTTCCATTAACACCAGAGGAAACTATGGGTGGAATCTATGGACGAAGGTTTATTGACCCTATGCCTCGTAGTAAATCTTGTGGATATGGTTTTAAGAGTAAATTGTCCGCACATTATGAATTACTAGATGGAGTTGCGGAACTTAGTGACACGCTCCAACAGGAGATTGATGCAGCGATGTTGTGTTATCGTCAGAATAAGAGATATAATTTCATATACAAAGCTTCATTGAAAGATGAGCCGACATTACTTACAAAAAAGAAAATACGTGTATTTACTGGAGCACCTGTGGCTCAGAAGTATATTATTCGCAAATATTTTCTACCACCAGCCACTATGTTGACTATATTCAGTGGTTTGAGTGAGCAAGCTGTGGGGATTAATGCCAGTGGCAGGGAGTGGGATGAATTGCATCACCACATCACGCAATTTGGCGATGATCGCATCATAGCTGGCGATTTCAAAGCTTACGATCAATCTCTCCCAGTGAACGTAACTATTGCCACTATGCGCATTTTGATAGCCATAGCGGCAGCTGGAGGTTATAGTGAGGATGATTTAGCCATCATGGAGGCTGCCATACCAGATGTGGTTTCTGCTTACGTAGCCGTAAATGGCACATTGGTAAAACTCACCAAGGGTAACACTTCAGGCAATAACCTGACGGTATTTATCAACGGTATCGCCAATGCCCTTCTACACCGTTGCACTTACTTTGACACCCTAGGGCTGACGGCCAACCCATATAGGGAAAATGTAGTTAGTATGTTTTACGGAGATGATAGCTTGGGGGCCGTCCATAGTCGTTTAGGCGATAGTTACACTTGTGTTAATATTGCTGAACATATGTTAGTATATGGTTTAGAATACACTGCCCCTGATAAAACACCCATCATTCCTCCCTTTAGACC